TATTTCCTGTTAATGGAGAACCTTCTGTTCCTGTATTAGTTGCATCAGTTGAAGCATTATCCCAAATGTATTTTAGTACATTATAATCATAATTTTTCTTCAACGAATAAGCACCTGAAGAAGTTGCAAGAGCCTCCCAATTTACATGTGATTGTCTTTCTTCGATGTCATCTACTTTAAACGCAAAGTATGAACCTTGGTCGACAGTAAGTTGTAACTTATCATCTGCCAAAGTTTGTGTGTTTACAGTTTGACCTCTAGCGTAGTCACTCACAGTAATTGAGGGTTCTTTCACGATATTTACCGTGTCGCCAAAATTTTCAATTTCTCCAGCGTAATCAGTGTTAGTAATATCTTCAACAACTGATGCACGTCTGAAAAACTTTTGAACCTTTTGACTATAGACTGCTGGTACCCAATTACCCGAAGGTAAATTCTGGTAGCCAGTAGCCAGTCCCATAGTAGCCATGTGTTAGCCTCCTATATTATTATTGTTAAGGTTGTATTCTACCTTCTCGTACAGCTTTATCGATATCTTCTTCGTACTTCGCATACTCACGAACACTCATCTTAGAAATTTCAGCATTAGACCAAACTTTCTTTGTGGGAGCATCTGATGTTTCTGCCTTTCTAGTTTTAGATACAGCTTTAGCAGCTTCTTTTTTAACATCCTGTTCTTCTTTCTTACTATACTTACCAAGTCCTTTATCCATTTTATATAGATCTAAAGCTCTGGCAGCAAGTGAAGCATTGCTTGTATTTTCATACAACCAATCCTGAATCACAGGATCTTGTTTTGCAGCCCATTCATGAAAATCGTCTTGTGAACGAAGTTCATTAAAGTCGGGATGCAATTTTAAAAGTTCTACTTCCGCTTTTTCTTTTGCAATTTCTTCCTGTTGAACTTGAAGATTTTGATACTTAGTCTCCATCTCACTTGCTCTGCTATCCGCTTTTGTCATAGCAATGGTTTCAACCATTTCATAAACATCGGGATATTCCTTTCTCCAAGCGTCTAGTTCATCCTTGGATTTAGGTGGAATAAACTGCTTTGATGATTGCTCAAGTTGAGTTCTTAAAGTACGAACTTCATCTTTATGCTTTCCGAGTGTAGAATCATAGTGTCTTTTCAAATCGTCATAACGTTTCTTAAAGACTCTATCTTCGGCATTTTCAGGGCGTTCAGTTGAAGGAGTTGCTTTGTCATCTGAGCTTGCAATTTCTTTAGATGCTTCTGTGTCCTTTTGAACGGTTGCTGTCTCTGCTTTCTCTCTGTGAAACTTCTCTAATTCACCTTTGGCAAATGCTTCAATTTCAGGATCACTTTCGTCATCATGTTTTTTATAAGGATTTACTTTAGGCTTCTTAAATAGTTTCGGTTTTTCAGTTTTAGTTTCTTTTTCTGTTTCTTTTGTTTCCTCAGAAACCTTAACTGTTTCTTTTTCTTCTTCCATTATGTTTTCCTCTTTAGGTTGAGTGCCTTATGGATAAGGGTAGCTCACTTCCATAATTTGTGGGCTGGTACTATGCTAAACCTTGATCTATTTGATCAAAATTTGCACCAGAAGTTTCAGTTTCAGGTGGTGACTGTTGAGCCATCATCCCTTGAGATCCTTCTGCTGCACCAGGTGGCACATTGTTATTATCTGGTTGTTCACCAGACAAATCGGTTATAAAATTCTGTACTGCTTCAGCTTCATCGGCTCCACCATATCTTTTAATAGCATAATTCTTAACTATTGAGACAGGTAAAACTACATTTTCTTCATTTGATCCTGCTTGATCTAGCAAAGGACTAATTTCAGGAGCAACTTTTTTTAAAACATTTACAACAGATGGTGATAGAACTGTTTTTAAAATAATTTTATCTTCATCCGTTAAATTATTTATTTTACTTTCTAAATTTTGATCTTCAACTGGAGCAGGTTTTTCAGCTATTGCTCTAGGTGATGCTTGTGCTGAAGCTGGTGGTGTTAAATTACTCATATCAGGTGCCTTAGGCATCTTTGGCGACCCACCCATTAAACCTGTTGTTGTAACTTTTTGATCTGGTCCTATAGCCATGATTTAATTTTTCCTGTTAGATAACATATTGGTTCAGTAATTAATCTTACTAATCTCCCTGTAAAAGAAAAAGAAGTTCCAAACATAATATATTTAAGATCTTTTGTTCTAGCAATAGCACAATATTTACCTATTGCAGTTAAAATTTTTGATTTTTTCATTCCTTTAACAAAAGGTTTAAATAAAAAATGATAACCTTCTTGGTGTTCAATAGTTAAATATTTTTTCTGAAAGATATACCATAATTGCATTGTTTTCTTCCAGTCTTCTAATTGAGTTTGTTGGTACATTTGGGTACAAATAATACCTTTACCTCCATTGCCGCCATTGCCGCCTCCGCCTTTATTATGAACAATATATTTATCTGCTACATATGAATTATCATTTGAAACATTAAAGTTATATAAAGGCATTTTAGGATCATTCATTTCTTTTGATTTAATATCTGTAATTTCAATTGGTTCATCTTCTGTTATAACTTTATCACCAATTTTTAATTCACCTTTTAATTGTTCATATAATTCTGTGCCATCACGTTCTTTTGTTTTTTCTGGTTTAATTGATTTCCAACCTTCTTCAGTCATAAATGGGTGTTCTGATGTAAAGAAATAATGTTCAGTATTATTAAATGAATATAATTTTCTAGTATCTAGTAAAGTTGGATCTAATTTAATAACTGTATTATCTTCTTTATATCCTTTTACTTTATCACCTACTATAATGTTTTCAATATTTTTAAGTGTGCCATCAGACATAGTAATTTTAGTACCTGCTATAAAACAACTACCCATTCCAGTTTGTCCTTGTGAAGTATCTTTAGCTGCAGCTTCTTGTTTAGATTTACTAACAGATTCTCTATAATCGTCTTGTTGCTCCCTCATATTATTAGTATCATTTATAAATTTTTGTGATACATTACCTCTAGCTATTGCTTTTTCTCTTGTAGCAATTCTTTTTGCACCTGCTTTTTCTAAATTACCGCTAAGGGAAACTCTATTCATACCTGCGTATAAATCAGTTGTAGGATTTCCAGAAATTCTACCACCTTCTCTATCTGCATTAAAATATTGTTTATCGTGTTTGTTCTGTGGAGTTTCTTTTACAGCCCCCATAAGCATTGTTGCACCAGATACAAACGGACCCCCAACAATTCCTACTGCAGTTCTTAAAAATGTTGTTCCTGTATTAATTTTTTGCATAGCATATTGATATGTATCTTTAACTTTCTGCGGAATAATTTTTTGTATAAATCCTTTATCAACAGGTTTAGTACCTTCTTTCACGCCTGTCTCACCTCTCATTATTGCATCTTGATAAGGTGATATTTTTTGTGGTCCGAATTGTTGTCCAGGAGGGAATCTCTCAACTGGTTTAATTTTTTGAGCTTCTGCTTTTTCTGCACTCCAACGTCCTCTATCAGCATCTTTTGCCCATTCAGGAACATTTTGTCTACTAACTTGGGTTACTTCTTTAGGCTTTGCAGTCGTTACATCTGTACTCCAACGTCCTCTATCAGCATCTTGTGCCCATTTAGGAATAGGTTTTTTCATTGGAGTATCTATTCCAGAAGGTCTAGTAGTAGAATATTCTGGTCTAGTATAAGCTTTATCCTGTGTCATACGCTTTCTTGCTTCTGCATATGTTATAGGTGCAATAGTTTCATCCCTATCTTTATCTTCTTTACGCATTGTTATATATTTAGAAGCTTCATCTTTATCTTTATCATAATAAAAAGGTGCTACATCACCAAATGCTTGAGTTGTTTGAGCACTTAATGCAGCAATATCTTTTTTAGAAGTATCAGCTGCAGTAGTTGCAGCAGCTCCCGTTTTTAATTCAGGTAAATCTAATTTATTAATACCTTTAAACCCAACAGAGTTAAGTGTATATCGACCCTGTGCATCCTGAGAGAACTCATAAGTTCCCCCACCTGTTCTTGATGTATCCCAAGTTTTTGCCATTATTTATTTTCCTTACTGCGTTTCAGTGCTTCGGGGAGGTTTAGTAGCTTGCGAACTAAAGCCAGCTTCCCCTGGCAGCGGAACAGATCCCGTTCCAATGTTGCCACCTCCAGCTCCTGTAGCGTCTGTTGGCGAAGCTCCTGGAGGTACCCCTCCCATATTTGCCATTGGGCCTTGTTGTCCACGATTGCCTGTATTTTGTTGATTTCCATTTGCCATCCCCATTATATGTGCGTATATAGCTGCTTTCTCTGGATCATTAATTAATTGATCTGGATCAATATCCAAAGATTTTGCAACTTCTTTTAAACATGTATGCCATTTAACAAACGGTGCTAATGAAGGATTAGAAGCTGTCTGCATAAATGTCATAAGTCTTTGTGATCTTACTTCTTTCTGCATTAAGGACGATGTCCCTTGTGCTTTGATATCTATATCACCTTTTATTTCTGGTCTATCAATATTAAATTGCATATTCCAATGAAATAAAGCTTGTCCTAGGGGTTTGAGTAAATAGTCGTCAATATTTTTAATAACTGTTTTAATACTTAAAGCTGCAGCTCCCATTAACATTGACATACCTGCTGCAGTTCTTGTTGTTGATTGTACTCCTGTTGTACCATGTGAGTAGGAAGGAATACCTGTTGCTTCATCTGCTAATTGTCTAAAGCGATCAAACATCATTAAATTCTCTTGTGATGTATTTGGAAACTTAACACCATGAATAGCAGCTCCTGGTTGTCCACTTTGTCTTCTAAATATTTTTCCAGGAAATACTTTCATATCCTGTCCTGGTACCAGTAAAGTTTCGTCTACATCAAATATTAAATTTCCTGATAGTGCCAAGTTATCAATTGCCATTCTTGCATGGCCATTCATAACCTGTTGTGAATCTTGCATATTTTCTGGAATTCCTATTCCAAAAAATTGATAAGGGTTTGACTCATATGGACAAACCATATAAGGAATTCTTCTTGGTGAAAAAGGATTTTCAACTAATCTTAAAACTTTATTTCCACAAATCCATGCATTAACAGAAATAACATCAAGCTCATCATTAAATTCAAAATCTAATTGTTTAGCTATATCTTTAGTTATAACTCCCCAGTATTCTAATACTTCAAATCTATTTTTATAAATCTGTGTAACATTTTCTTTATCATACAAAGAAGATTCAAATCCTCTTGTCTGATAGTTAGGACCCATTTCTAAACATGTACGAATAGCATCTGCTTTAAATAAAGGTTTCTTTGCAAGATCTGCAAACTGTTCCCTGTTAAATGAATGTCTTTGAATAACATATTCAGAATCATTCATGTTTGTTGAATTTGGATCTGGATAAAAATTCCAACATGATACAGCTTCAATTAATGGAACTACTTTTGATTTTTCCATCATTGCTGATGCTCCTGTATCAGGATCATTGCTAAATGCATAACTCGTTTTATCAGAAGTAAAAGGTCCTTTTAAAATTCCTGTACCTAATAAAGACATTTCAAAGAAAACATGCCGTAGAACTTTAATTGCTTCACTTTCGTCTAACTGATCATGAATCAATTTTTGCATTTGACCTGCTGCTATATTTGCAGGTTCTATTTGTGGCATTGATTTTAAATCTGGAGCTGGTCCTTCTTCAAATCCTAGTTCTCTATATTTCTGTGCCAAATCTGTCATTAAAGATTCAGCGGTAGCTCCTTTCGGTAAACCTGTACCATCACCAGCAAATCCATAAGGGCTTTCAGATGCAGCTCCGTTAGTTTGTTGGGGAGGTTGTTGCGGAGGTTGTTGAGGCTGTCCTGGTTGATTCATTTTTGCAATATAAGCATACTCATCAACTCCCTCTGGAACAGATGTTGGTTGTATTCCAATTGGAAACTTTCCACTAGAAAATAAAACTTCTATGATCTGTCCAAAAGCTGCTAATACTTTTGTTTTAGTAATCTTAACAAATACTTTTGAATTTTCATTAGCTCTAAAAGCCATTTCAGGACCATAGATTCCTCTGTAATTTCGATAAGCAGTCAACCATCGCTTCTCATCGTAAATTCTAGAAGTTTCCGCTTGTTGGAATTTAGCTCTAATAAACCCAACAAATGGATCTAAATTTTCAGTATCAATATCAGCCATTTACTTTTTATTTTTATCTCTTATTCTTTTATTATTTTCTCTTACCCATGCATTAAATTCTTCTTCTTCTAATCTTATTTCTTCGGAAAGAGCTTCGTTAAATTCATCATCTGCTTTTGATGCTAATAATTTTCTATCTTTCTTTTTAAACTTAGGATGTTCATTAGAATAAGTTTTAGTCATTATCGAAGATTCTCTAAATCAGATAGTGTTACGTTTTGTCCACC